ACATCCCACACTTGGCAGTTTGGTATTCTCAAAAATCGTTCATTCTTGTGGGTGAATTATGAAAATCCTACCAATCATTTTTATTCTTCTGGTGGATTTCATATCACACTTTCTTTCCTTACCGATTCACTTTTTGGAGTAGAACTTAATAACAACAAACAGTGTCTTGCTTTTTACTTCTTTACCGAATACTTCAGTGGGTGGGAGAACTGAAAATGACTAAAACCTACACTCTTACTATCACAGAAGAACAGGCACGGGCACTTCAATACGCTACTGATGTGCTCCAACGGGTTCAGTTGGGGCAGTGGGAAGAGATTGTGGATTGGTTGCCTCTCAAAAAACCGACTGATTACACCAAACTTCACGAAGACCGACGCACCATTGGTAAGATTCTTTCTAAACATATGGTAGAACAAATTGATGGTTATGGAAGTTCTTTAGGAATCGGACATCCAGACCTTCCAAAGAATAATGGAGTTCTTTATGACCTTCATTGCATCATCCGTCACAAACTTTCCTGGGAGCAGGCAGTAGAGAATGGTGTGATTGAGAGTGAGGATTCGGAAAGAAAGTGGCCTGAAATGATGCAGGTATGCTATGATGACCCTATGAAATGGGGAGACCAACCCCTTGCTGTTATGGAGCGAATCAATGAAACTCTTTGATTATGAAACCTACGAGGACTATGGAAAAGAATGGTTTCTCCAAGTTCTCACATTTCCCAAGTTTGCTCTGTTGGATTTTACATTCCAGTGGGATGATTATGGACTGGATGAAATCTTCCCAGCAATTTCTTTGAGTATTGGTTCTAGTCATTTGTTTGGAATTTTTATCCGATACAAACGATTTCAATTTGATTTTGATTTAATTACTACACGTCCTCGTAATCTTGAATGGTATCGGAAAAACAAATGAAAATCCCACTCAAAGCAGTAACAGTAACTTACACCCGAACTCTCACAGTTGCTCCCACAACTGAAATGTTTGAGGATTGGGATTGTGAACCAGACCAAGAAGGATTTGAGAGTTTAGTGCTTAATGAATTGTTTGATAAAATCCATTATGAAATGGGAGGACCTGCAAGTCCTATGCCCTACACTAATGTAGAAGAGTTTGAGACACACGAAATTGAATGGGAAGGTGAAGAAGATGGTTGAAAAAGTAAAGTTTGTAACTGTCACCCGAACTATTGACATCACAAAAGGTATTCATTACCTTGATGCTATTGATGTGAATGGGTATCATTGGACTGCTGAAATGGATAACAAACAAGAGAAGTGGTTAGTGTATACAAAAGTGTGGACTAAAGACCCTCAAATGCCGTATGACATTTGAGGACACTTGAAGAACTGGCACAGGAGACCTCCACAAGGTCTCCTATTGGTCTATAATACTGTCATAGTCACAAGACTCCTATGAAACAATGGATTGAAGATGCTTGGTGGTCTTGGAAATGTTGTATTTACTCACGATTTGTAGAGTATAATGACAACATAGATTGTTGTGCTTTCTTTGAAGAATTAAACTATGGTTGGGTTCAAATGCAGGATGAATACATAATGTCTCAACCAAACTTTGACCCTTACAATCTATCTGGTAGAGACCCTTACTACACTTATATGATGAGGAAAAAATGAACCTTCCTGTGTGGTTGAATAAGTTTATCATAGGCAACAAGTATCTTCGTTATACTTCATTCTGGTGGTGGTATCGTTTGATGTCTCACGAAGGATTCCGTTTTGACGACTATCATGTATGGGGAGAGTTCTGGCACTCACTCAATCACGGATGGGAACACATAGAATATGTTTATAAGTTTGAAGAGTATTGGGGTAAAGGATCATATCCACCAGAAAAAATTATACTATCTAAAGAAAGTTTTGATGCTCTCGTAGAAAGATTGAATGAACCACCACAATACAACGAAAAGATCGCTAGAGTATTACAACGTAAGGCACCTTGGGATGAATGAAAAATCTAAAATCTTTTATAGTGTCTGGTGCTGTGCATATCAACGTAGATTCCTATATAAAGGAACTGATAGAGAACACAGAGAGCACGAAACTGTGCGTATGTGCCTTGATATGAAAGATGTGAAGTGGTATACTTTTGACACCGAACGACCGCAATACCTATAATGACTTGGACCGAATATATCTTCACTCATCTGATTCCTACTTGGTTCTCATCCTTTAATGATAACTTCCGTATGTGGAGGGATTTGATGACTGGAAACTATGAGAATTATGCTCTATTGAAGGATGACGATCCCTTTCAAGAATGTTATGAATGGTTCTGGACTTCTATCAATCTTGATGAAACTTATCCCAAAGAGTTTCTTGAGTATCTGCAACAAATGGTAGATGATATTGATAGTGGTAAAGTAAAAACGTATCCAGTTACTCAAGATATGTTTGATGAACTTAATGACCTTGTTGGTGATTTGATAGATAATGTAGATTTGGATGTGACTGAGGAGGAATGACCCATCGGAATGTTTGATTATTTTCGTTCTTCTTATGAGTTAGGAGAACACTTTACCAACAATCGTCTTCACACAAAAGACATAGAAGAAGGTATTGGTGGAACGATGAGTCAGTATTGGTTATCTCCATCTGGGCAATTGTATCTTATTGATTACTCTCATACTGCTGATTTTGTAGAACTCAAAGAAGGTGATGAGGGTTATAGTGAGATGGCATTACTCAACTTCCGTTGGATTCCTAATGGCACTCACGGCAAAGTTCGACCTTGGTATATTACAAAATATGTGGAGATTTATCCAGCAGAATGGGAAGGTGAATGGGAGGATTGGCCCCGACTAAAATTACACTTCAAACTGGGAAAACTACAAGATTATGAAGACATCACAGGACAACGTTGAACTATTTCCTTATGAATCATTTGGTGTAAGATTAGAACACCTAAATGAAAAAAGAATCTGCTGGTTCAAGGACGATTATGAGTTGCAAAAATACCTAGAAAGGTATAAACTGGATAAGAGAACTATTAAGATTGATTATCGTGATGAACCCGTTGTCCCAAGTAAAAAACACAAGAGAAGTGTGGAGCAAAAACCTAAACCAAAAAGTGACGGAAGTAAAAGTCCAGTTCGCAAACGAAAACCCAGCGTGGATTCCACTAGAAACACTACTCGCACTCCAAAGTCTAAAAAATGATACAAGTAACTGAAAATGAAAACGAATTCACCATCACCTGGGATGAAACTTCTCCTACGGAAAGTATTCTCAACACCTGGACTGAAGAAGACTTCATCAAAGTCATTATGGACCGTGTGGAAGAACTGAAAAACAATGAACGACAAGACTAAACTTATTCTGGCACTGATGCAGATTGATAATCTTACAAAACTATTGGAAGGTAATGAGTACCAAGAGTTTCTATACAGTAAATTGATTTCAACACAAGTAGAATTGCAGAGGCAATTGAGTCATTATGGATAAACAATTTTATGACGACAATGCTTTCTATGTGGAGCATAAAAGTTGGGGTACTTGGCAGTCACATTATCCTGATGGGTCGGGTATCATTACTTCACTAAACGAACACCAATGCGTAACTGCTACTCGTTGGTATTTGAAAGCAAAACAAGAAGGTGAGTTTGACAAATCACTTGAAAAGAGTTATTCTGGTGAAGTTGGAGGAAAACTTTAATGGCACCTAATAATACTAAAGTTAGAGTTGAAGATTTAGTTCAAAAGTATCCTACTTTTGAGGGAGAATTTCATAAACATTGGAGGAAAATTGTAAGAAAAGCATTATCAGAACAAGTTTCCAAAAATGCTAATAGCAAATCTCTTCGTGGAATTAAAGACATCACACATAATCATTATCCTGACCTGAAGAATGATAATGCGTCTAACACCTAATCAACAATTTTGGGCTAACATCTTTCGCTGTGCTGTAGAAAGATCTAATCTTTACTTTCAAGATAAAGACCTTGATAGACACGCACGAGAACACACAACTGTTGTATTAGCACTACAAAAAGGAGAGCAATTTTGGAAAGAACTACTGTAGAATATCCTTATCACGTTCTTGATAAAACTACTCCTTGGTATGAGTGGTTATGTTATTGTGAAATATGTCATCAATTAAATGCTCCAGGACAACCATCTCTGGGGCGTTTTATGTCATATAGGCGTTATTTGAAATCTGTTGGACTTCTTGATAATGATTAGAAAATTTATTAAATGGTTTATTTCTCCGAATGAAAAACCACTATCAACTACTGTCAGCAGTATTTCTTGTAGGTTGGCAGAATTAGAGGAAAGATATTTATGTCTTCTAATGGATGTAAAAAGACTTGAGGAAGAAAATATAGAAACATCAAATTGTTTATATGAACTATCTAATTCCATTGATGCAGTTGATGCTCGTATAGATATTCTGACTCTTGAATATTGGAACAAGAAAGATGTATGAATTAGACGATTTTGAAAAGGCATTAGCTCATTTTGGTACACGAGTAGATATTATTATTGCAATGGAGATTGGAGGCAAACTAGATGCTGACGCTGCTTACAAAAATATTAAAATGGAACTCAAAGAACTCAAACGAGTACGAAAGTCCATCAAGAAAGACCAGGATATGTGATAAGTGTGGAGTGGAAAAACCACTTGACAAGGACCACTATCAGGTTGTAAAATACTTTCGTGATGGTTTCTCTTACTACTGCCACGACTGCTCTAAACCCAAACCCAAAGATTGATTATGGATTATAAAAAATATTCTCTTGAAAATCTTGAGAATTGGATGCATGATGCAATGTCTGTTGGTGAAGCAACACCTCAGGAGATTTATGATGTGATTGTTGGTGTAGTAAAAGAAAACTATTACACTTACAAGCATCAAACATCTCAAGCATATGAACTTCTTGCTCTTTTGAATAGTGGTGTTGACAATAACAAATATCAGGATTATCTAAATGAAATCTTGAGTTGTGATAAAGATGACCCTTCACCTGAATGTAAAGGTGCTTGGAGTGATTTTTGGGAAGAACAGTATTATCCAGAAGAATCCAAACTTCATATAACTGAAGATGGGGACATTTATCCAGTGAAAGATAAAGTAGTAAAGTGGCAACTTCCTGTTGAAGTTGATGGAGCAAGTGGTGAATATTTTGTAACTTTTCCAGATGACCTTCTGGAAGCAGCAAATCTAAAAGAGGGAGATATGGTAGAATGGATTGACCGTGGAGACGGTAGTTTTGAGTTGCGTAAAGTAACTAAACCACTTGCAATGGATGAGTGTTGATGTTACTCCCACAGATATTGACATATTGTTTGAATGGATTGTTGATGTCAAGTGGAAATCTATGTACACTTGACCCACCAAACCCTTCTGTAGTAAAATACTATGAACCTGGTAAGTCCTGTTATGTCAATGGGACTTTTTATACTAAATGTGAGGATAGATTAAATGGCATTGAGTAAACAAACTTTAGACCATATTTTAGAAGCAGAAAGTCATCTACGCGCTGCCATTCGTGTTGCATCTACATCAGAAAAACCATTAGTTGTAAAACAGTTGTCTCAACTTTTACTTGATATGGAAAACTGTAAAAAGATTGAAGAACTGATGGATATGCTAGAAGATAGAAAACCTGGAAGTCGTGGTAGTTTTGGTTCTTTTTTTAATGATTAAGAACTGTTAACCAATCCCAAAGAGAATATTAAGAAACATTAGAACTCTCTTAAATAGTGTTAGGATTTGAAGATAAATGCGGGAGCAAAAAGGTATGACTCTTCCATCGAGAGGACAAGACAATCTTACAGACGAAGAGTATCAAGAACTTGATACTCTTCGTAAAGCAATAAATGCAAATCCAGCATCAGTTCATCCAGAGAAACAAGAAAGATTCACCGAGTTGTTTGTAAGGTCTCTTTCTTATGTTGGTACTGTTTAATAAATAATAGAAGGTATTTTTGCAGTTAAATGCTTTCTGAAGGTAAAAAAAGAGACGCAGCAGCAAACGCAGTATTAGCACTTTCATTTGCTGCTAATGCAGCACAATCACCAGAATCTTTAGTATCTTCTGGTAAATCTGCTGCTCCAGGTCTTCCTTTAATGGGAGAACTGATGAGAAAAAGAAAGGAAGCAAATAGAAATTTAGATAGCCCAAGAGTATCAGAACCAGCACGTAATCGTAAGAAAAAAACTTTTAAAGAATTTGTAGAAGAAGCATATTTGATTGAAGTAAGACAACCAGGATTTGCTAGTAGAGCAGAACTTGAGAAACATCACGGTGGCATCCCCTCTGGATATTATGCTAACAATGCTGGAAGTACTGAAAGTCCAAAATGGAGACTTAAACCAAAAGCGGGCGGAGCTCAAGAAAAGAAAGCAAGAAAAGAAAGAATTGAAACTTTAAGTTCTCCTGAAGAAAGAGCAAAGGCAGGACGTAAAGTAAAAACAATAAAAAGAAAAGGATACGAAGCACATCATATTACCCCAACACATCATTCAGCAAAACTTAAAGGATCTATGAGTGATGCTGAATGGAAAGAAAGAGTAGAACGTGATAAAAAAATTGGTGTTTATCACGGTCATCAACCAAGAAACTTGATGGCAGCAAAAGGACCAAAAACACCTGCTGATAAACCAGGAATAAAACATAGAAAAGGCGGAGCACACGAAGTTGAGGGAAAAGTAAAGGATATTGTATCTGGACCTGGAAGTAGAGAAAGTGCAATTTCTCATAGAGATTTACTTGCAGCAGCAGTTAGAAAGCAAAGAAGAGAAGCAAAGAAGAATAAATAAAAATAAAAGTCGTAAAAAGATGAAGACCTTCAAAGAGTTCCTAGAAGAAGCATACCTCGTTGAGATGCGTAAAGAGGATAAAGTCAAGGGTGAAAAGAAAACTCCACTATTTGTTACTTCTACATCTGGTAGAGTTGTGAAGAACCCTGAAACTGGTCGTTCAGAAGTTAAAAAATCAACAAGAACTTCACTATCACCTAGAGCAGCAATCGGTAGAATTAAGCAGGGTATGAAAGACCCTCGCAATACCTACGGTCAACCAGAAACTTATGGTGCTACTAGACACGCACACGGTGGTGGTGGAAGTGGAGCAAAGGCACCTGGAAGAAAGAGAGGTGTTGGTAAGTTAGAGCAACAAAAAATTGATAAGGCACAAAGAGAAAGAGGTGAGAGACCATTGGGTTCGGGTCCATCTCCAGAATATAAAGTTGCATTGAAGAAAGCACAAAGATCACGTTCAATGGGTGGTGGAAGATGAAGACATATCAAGAGTTTATTTTCGAAGCAAAAAAGTGTTGGCCTGGATATAAGAAAAAAGGCACACAAAAACTCTTTGGAAAGACATATAATCGTTGTGTGAAAGCAGAAGAAGTTGAACTTGAAGAAAGTTCAACTGGTGAAAGAAGTGGTAGAAGAACACGAGGTAAAGTAACTCTTGCTCGTGGTCGTGGTGCTGATATGGAAAGGCAGGAGAGAACTACTGCTGCGATTGCGAAGAAAGCAGGACTCAAGGGAACTGGTAAGTATTCCACTAAAGATTTGAGAACCAAAGCAAAAGATTATACAACATATGATAGTGAAGATACTGAAGATGATTATGGCAGCACCGAGCAGGACCATTACATCCGCACTCACTCTTCTGCAAGAAAAGCAGCAAAAGGTGAGCATCTAATTAAGAAATACAAACCAGCAGGAAAAACTCCAACTGGAATGACTAGATTGAAAACTGCACCTTCAAGTGAAAGTGTAAGAAGAGTGAAGGATTTGAAGAAAAATATAACAAAAGCAGGTGCAAAGAAGAGAGGTCCAGTTCATACTGTAGATATTATGCATCGTGATAGTGATGTTGGAAAAGGTGATAAGGACCAACAAATGGAGAGAGGTAGAAACTTTATCCAGGCACTAAAAGATACTCCAAAGCATCTAAAAGCAGCAGGTGCAAAGAAAGGTGAAACTGTAGTTGGAAAACCAACTGCCGTTATGTCTGGTGAAGACCAGAAGACTGGAGTAGCAAAGAGAGCAAAACTTTATAAGAAAGTGTTTGGTAAGAGAAGCACTGAAAAGTCTGAAAAGACTGGAATTATGACAGGAAAAGTAGATTAATAAATAACTAAAAAGTATTTGTAAGATGAACTCTCAAGATATTTACGACATCATCCTCTCACATCTTATTGATGAAGGTTATGCTGATACTGAACAAGCAGCATTGGTAATTATGGTGAATATGAGTGAAGAGTGGAGAGAAAGTATTATGATTAATGAGGGTCTTGATATGAAGACCTTCAAGGCAAATCGTAAAAAAGCAAAAGCATCTGCTACTCGTGCTGATGCTGTGAAGAGAGGTCATGTAGGTAAGGAATGGTATAACAGTGGTAGAAGGTATTCTCCAGATGAAGCAAAGAGAATGCGTTCAAAACTGGATGATGAAGAAAGACGTACAAGACATCGTAGTGCTGTAGATCCTGATAATGAGGATGATAATAACTACTCTGCAGACAAGACGAAGAATCCAAAGAAACTTCGTAAGCAAAAAGCAATGGGAGAGCACTGAAGACCACTTCTCAAACTGTCCCCAGACTCCGCAAGGGGTCTTTTTTTTGTGCTACAATATTCTCAATCACAAGACTTCTATGGAACTGACTGTTATTGCAATCAAACGTGAAGATGGTTTGTATCACTTTGACCATCCTCATAATGACACAGTTGAAGAACTGCTGATGAATGGAACTCAAGAAGCAATTGATGAGCATTGCTACTTCAAGAATGGAAAGTATCCGATTGAAGGTGATGAAGTTGAGATTTCTCTCTTCCTTGAAGAACCTGCTGATTATGATACTCTGCTTGTGAAAGAAGTATCTGATGAAGAAGGAACAACTTATACTGATACCACAATGTGTGTTCCTGTTTGGTTATGTCCTTGGAATCAAGGATATTTTGGATTTGTCCCCGAAAAAATCTATGTTAAAATTTATCCTATTAATAAGGGACTTGAAAACTTCGTAAAAGCAACAGGAATGAAAAAAATGTTGAATAAATAATCGTGCCTGACTTGGTGGTTCTTTTCAGGTTGGGATAAAGCACCTTTTGGGTGCTTTTCCTGTATAAATAGTAATAACCACCAAGTTAAGAGCAGTTATGGTAAATCCTAATAGGTTTTATACTTACGCATATTTGCGGGAAGACGGAACTCCTTACTACATAGGTAAAGGTTGTGGATATAGAATTAGTCGTTTAGATGGAAGACCTTGCGGGGTTCCAAAAGATAAATCTAAAATAATTTTTTTGAAGAACAATCTTACCGAAGAACAAGCATTTGAGCACGAAAAGTATATGATTTCTGTCTTTGGCAGAAAAGATTTGAAGACTGGTATTCTCCATAACAGAACTGATGGGGGAGATGGTGCCAGTGGATTTATTCATTCTCAAGATGCAAAAGAAAAAATTAGAAAATCAAAGATGGGAGAAAATAATCCATTTTATAATAAAACCCACACAGAAGAAGCAAAAGAAAAAATAAGAACAGCAAATAAAAATAAAATTATTTCTCAAGAAACAAAAAATAAACTCACTGGAGAAAATAATGCAACTTCTATATGGTGGAAAATAACATTTAGTGATGGAAATAAAATTGTAATATGTGGATTTTATAAATGGGCTAAAGAAAATGGATATGACCCATCACATATTCATAAAGTCTATAGAGGAAAATATAAAAAACATAAAAATATAGTATCAGTTGAAAAAATCAACAAAGGTCTTGAGAGTTTCGTTGCTGCTACTGGTATGAGAGGTTTTTTAGATAAATGATATGAAAACTAAATTTCCCCTTGATCATATTGTAAAAGTCCAGGAAAAAGAAGTTTGGATAAAATGCGAGTGTGCTATTACTGCCATGGGAATTGGTGCTCTCGTAAATAAGTTTTATCCTGGATTTACCGCAAAGTTATGTAGTGAAGATCACTTAAATACACTGAAGAACCAGTTGGCGAACTGACCACTGACTCCCCCAAGGGCACCGATCCTGTGCTATGATTACTAGGTAATCGAAAGAGATCAATGGAAGTTCTTGAGTTTACTGATTCTTCTGCTATTGCAAAGATTCAGTTTGATGATGAGCAAAGTCAAGTTGGAGTAGCATATACTTACAAACCAGATCACTTTTATGTTTTTGGTTGCGAAGATCTGGATTATGTTCGCCTTCACATTCGGACTGTAGAGAGTGTCGGCAAGTTTATCGCTCAGATGAAGAAAGAAGGAACATTGCAGAAGATTTGATGGAAGGATTTATAGTTGGGGATGGAACTTATGCTGCCATCCCTTTTGGAAAACAACTGATGATTATACACAACGGTCAACAGTTGAAAGTCTGTAGAACTGAAGCATCTGCACGGAAATTTATTAACGATCACAAGAAAGGAAAGTCTGTGGCACGACTTCCTTTGTGACGCTTCTTTTTCTGGCACATTGATCGCACCATAGGGCGCTGAATGCCCTATAATAACAAGGTAATCAACGAAACACCTCAAATGAGCACCAGAAGTCGCGTAGGTCTTGAACTTGCTGATGGAAGTATCCTCTCAATCTACTCACATTATGATGGGTATCCTGAATGGGCAGGTAGGATTCTTCGTACTCACTACAACACCCGTGAGAAAGTTGAGGCACTTGTGGATGGTGGCGATGTAAGTTCTCTTTGGACTGATGATGGATTTTATACTTCTGAAGGTAAAACTCAACGCGGCTATTATGGACCTCTTCATTATAGCGAAAGAGGTGAAGATTCTCCCCCTCGTCTTGATGCTGACCTTTGTGAGTATTTGCTGCCTGATGGTGCAGAAGAGTATCACTATTTGTTTACTCAAAAAAATGAATGGATTTGTTATAACCTTAATAAGTTTGAAAATAAACTTCCCGAAGTTGTTGAGATTCCTAACGGAGCACTGATGGTATAAATATTCATACCTGATTTGCTCGCAACACAATTGAAATTATGGCAGGATTTGCCTTTGGATATTGTATTATGGATATTATCCGCAATTATCAGTCCAACAAAAAAATCGAACAATTTGTGAAGGAGTTTGAACAAAAATGAAACAACAAAACGGATTTATTGACCCTGCTGCTATTCTCTTTATTGCTGGTGTGTTTTTCGTTGGTGGTCTTATCTTTATTGGTGGACCACAATATAATGTGTGGCAACAATCTCTTGCTGGTAAAGCAGAACTGCAGAAAGCAGAGTATACTCGACAGGTTGCTGTTCTGGAAGCACAAGCAAAGAAAGATTCGGCACAACAACTTGCTGAAGCAGAGATTATTCGTGCTGGTGGTGTTGCTAAGGCAAACCAAATCATTGGTGATAGTCTGAAGGACAATCGTGAGTATCTGCAGTACCTGTATATCACTGGTATCGAAGATGGCGCAAAGAATGGTAATGTGACCATTTATGTACCTACAGAGAATGGTCTTCCAGTGCCAACTCTTTCCTACGATAGGAAATAAATAATAATACCTGATTTGACCGCAATCTATCAGGATGGAGGAGAGAAATCTCCTCCTTTTTAATATAAATACATATGCGGTCAAATTAGAGTAGAATGAAAGGCACTATCTATTGTGTCTATTGTATTTCAACAGGAAAGAAATACATAGGGCAAACAATACAAAAACTACAATATAGAATAAATGACCACTTTTGTAGGTCTTCTAACTCACAATATAAATTTCACCGTGCCATAAAGAAATATGGTAAAAATAACTTCATTTATGGTGTGATTGAAGAATGTGATTTTGATTTGATAAATGAAAGAGAAATGTATTGGATAAGAATATATGATACATTTAAAAATGGATATAATAGTGATACTGGTGGAATGAATGGTAGGTTACTTTCGGAAGAGACCAAAAGTAAAATACAAAAGAAAACAAGAAAACAAAATAATCCAAGATATGGGATAAAACTTGATAATGATTTGAAGGAAAGAATAAGGGAATCAAACGCAGAGTATGAATATCATATAATAGAACTTGAGAACAACATTACACATAAGACAAAAAGTTTAAGAGATTTTTGTAAAAGATATGACTTGAAAAGAGTAAATCTTACAAGAACTTTCACGGGAAGATACAAACAGCACAAAGGTTTTAGAATGGTGAGTAAGGTGCCACTTTAAGAACTGGCACACTATACTCCCACAAGACCCTCCTGATGCTCTATAATGACTTCATACAAAACAACCCCAATGATTGACCCACAAATCACTGACGAACAAATCAAAAAGATTTTTGAGGACTTCTGTGAAGAAGATAAAACTATGGACTTTGGAAACTTTCGTATGGCAGTGAGAATGATTCAGCACACAATCGGACAAAACGCACTCAAATGACTGATACCCAAAAGATTGAAGCACTGACTAATCTTCTAGACAACGTGATTCACTCTCTTAATATGAAACAATATGAGATTGAAGATGCAAATGAATCTCATCAATGTGAGGTAGAAGCAGATAACTACTACCAACAAATGCTAGACATTCTTTATTCCAACAATCAAAACTGAAATGACTTTTCTACTTGGAGTGGGACTAGGTTCTCTACTTACAATTGGTGCAGCATTTATATTTGCTGCCGACCAAAATAACCTTGACGAAGGCGACGAAAACTATTACAATTAAGAGGTAATTTACAAATACAAATGACAAAGTTTCTGTATATCGTCGATTATTATGCACCCTCTTCTCATAGTGATGGTGGATTGCTAAATGTAATTGCCGAAAATGATGATGAATGTTTTGACTTGATTGTTGATTGGGACAATGAAGAATGGACGGAGCAATATGGTAAGTTGAGGGAAAACGTAATTAAAGCACAACGATTTTCTCTTGAAAACGAAGAGCAATCACGAGTAGTAGAAACTTTCATTGTATAATCAATGACAAATCACGTTATGCACACCAATAAAATGTTGTTTGATCTGAAGACTCAATATCAAACACAAATTAGTCGTCTTCAGAATAAAATCAACGAACAAGAAGAAGAGATTGCTAAACTCAAAACTTTAATTTCTCTTCTGTGCGTCGAGAAGGAATATGAAGTATGACCCTAAAGTAAATGACTATGTTGAGTGGAAACCTCACATCAAAGGATGGATTTACTACAAAGATGATGAGTATCTGACTATTGAAACTAGAGTTCATCCAAAAGATGATATAAATCTTTTGGATGCTCCATTTCATGCAAATAATAGACTTCTTGTTGTTTGTTATAAAAGTGATTGGGAAAATCTAAAATATATTAAGTCACGCAATTCAATCTATGATGAAGAGGAAAACTCTGTTTCGTCTCATTTCTAAAGCACTTGGGGAAAAAGCGAGTGAATGTGATAAAGAGGCAGATAAAGTTGCAATAATTCGACTTATCATGTTTCTGTCTATTTTTATCACAAACTGTTTTATTGTCTTTAACGCAGTAAGAACTCATATAATTCAAGCAGAACCAAAACCTGTTAAATGTATTATCGAATCTTCTGTTCTTCCAGTGTATCAAACACCAGAACCAAGAAAAACTAATAGACCATTTGAATTTGAGTAAATATAAATATTACCATAGTGCTCCAAAATACAAATGAATTCAAAAGATATTCGTGCTTTACAAGAATCTTATATGAATGTTTATCAATCTCAACAAATTGAGGAAGGTCTTCGCTCTGCTGTAAAAAAACTTCTTGGTGGTAAGAAACAAGAGGTAGAAGCACCCAAACCCGAAAGTAGAGGTGAATTTCTCCGCAGAAGATATAATGTTGGTCCAGAAAGATCTGATACTTCTGCAAAGAGACAAATTCTCAATAGGTCTCGTGCAAGAGCAGAAAGAGACCAAGAGAAATATGGTGGTTCTGTATATACTAAAAAAGTCGCTCAGCAATCTGCAGATGCACACGATCGTTATTTGAAAGCGGGTTATAGTAAATATGGTGCTGATCTGAAACACGGTAGAGGTAATAAAGCAGCAAAAAGAGCAGCAGCACTTCAGAGAGAAGATATTGAATGGATTGTAGATGCTCTCATTGATGAGGGATATGATCTTTCGTCATACACTTGGGATGATATGTATGAGATTTGCCTTGAGGAATTGAATGAAGAAGAAAAGTGGATTCAAAAGGCAATCAAAAAACCAGGTTCATTAAGTAAGCAACTTGGTGTTCCTGAAGAGGAAAATATTCCAACAAAGACATTAAGATCTGCTGCCAAAAAAGGTGGTAAATTAGGAAAAAGAGCAAGACTTGCACTCACACTCAAAGGTCTCCGTAAAGAAGAAATAGATCTTTATGATACTATTTTTTCTCATCTCCTCGATGAAGGATATGCTGATTCTGAACCAGCAGCAGAAGCAATTATAGAATATATGAGTGAAGAGTGGATTGATAGTATCATTGAAGAAAAGAATGAGAATGAGAATGAGAAAAAGAAGTGGAATAAAGGTCAAACTCTAAAAGATCCTAGAGCGCAAAAAATATATGATCGTATGACTGGATCAAAGCAGTCAAAATAAAGTATGAGAGGGTCTAAGTGCCCTCTTTTTTTATAAATATCTAAAAAGATTAGGATAATGAAAACCTTTACGCAATTTAATGAGGATGTAAATAGACTCACACAGAGAAGACAACAACTGCGTCAAAGGCAATTGGATCAAATGCAGGCATATAAAGATAGAGTATCAGCATATAGAGAAAGATCTCAAAATCAAGAGAAAAAAAGACAAGAAAAAGAACAACTCAAGCAAGAAATTAAAAGAGAATTACAAACAGAGCAAACTCCACATATGGAGCCTAGTGAATACAATAAGCAAGTTGCAAGACAATCTGCTCGTTGGAAAGGACAGCAAATTAGACAATCTCATGATGAAATGGAGCGTGAAGCATACGCACAACTATCTGCAAAAAAACAAAGATTAAAGGATATTGTAAATCGTTGAGTGGACGATTGGGAAACCGTCCATCACCCCTTCCCAAACCTCCCATTTTGGGGTATGATACTTAAGTTCAGATGAGAGAGGTCAATGGACGATTTTGATGATTTCCAAGTAGAAGAGACTTCTGGTTTTGATTTTGCAGAAGCATCTTTTGATGGTTTCCTTGATGAAGAAGATGAAGATCAAACATTCAATTCTTTTCTGAAGTCCAATTACGATTATTGAAATTAATGACTGATACTGTAAATGTTCTCCCGCATCTTCAAGAACTTCAACAAATTTGGAGGCGGCAAGATTTTAGTTTGAATAAACAACAACAAGAAGAGTATGATATGCTTCTTCAAGCGCGGCGAGAGAGGGTAAAATACTTCTATGACAATGGATTAGTCTCCAAAGGTCGCGCCAAAGCGGACACTCCCTGAACTGGCACAAGACCGCTGGACCTACGGGGGTTTCCCTGCTACAATACACTCATACAAAACAAACCCACTCTATGAAGTACGTTGTTGATCTCTACGTTGGTGGTAAAGTCTTTAAGGAAGAAGTGCAAGCAACCAATCCACAAGATGCACGTCAAACTGCACTTGCGAGAAATCCCAAAGCAAAAGTAGTTGGTGTTAATGTTTCCTTCAAGTGAGTTCAATGACTACTAATTTCGCTAATTCAAATCTTTCTAAGATTCGTCCCAAACTTCGTACTCAAGGTGTTGTATCTGGAAATTTTGGACGTGCGAAGGTAAAATCAGGTTCTTCTCTTAAAGAACTTGGTGTAACTAATGTTAAAGTAGTCAAATGCACCAAGCAAGATGATTATCTTAATCGTCTTTACAAAGCATTTGATGCTACTGAAGATCCTAAACTGAAGAAGTTTATTTACACTGAAATCCGCAAAATCCACGTTCAAAGAGGAGAATGGTGATGAGTGAAATACGAACTGGAATACTTGCTGAATGTGATATTCAAAGAGCAGTGAAGCAGCATCTACTTAATTGCTTGAAACGTCCAGAGTATTACAATTATCCTCACGCAGATCTGGTTGCAGACTACACTGAAAAGATTAGGAAAATTGATGAATTTCTAGAGAAGTTTGATAAGTAGTCAATTATACACACGTTGAGTGTATAACTAATACTACTGTGCCACTTCTTTTAGTGGCACAATAACCTTTACGGGGTACGATAATCGTGTTATGATTCATTCATCAAGTCAAGGAGGTTTCAATGTTTATTAGCAATCAAAATCCAATCAATGACTATGAAGATTTCGCAATGAATTATCTTGGCATTGATCTTGAAGATTACGTTGAACTCATTGGCGATTATGAAGTCAAAAATGAGGAACTTGATTACTCTTTGAGTGTTTGATACTTAGAGACCAACATAGTTTGGTCTCTATTCTGGGGAATTAGTTTAATTAGTAAAATCTATCTCTTGCACAGATAAAAAAGCGGGGCAGAACCGCTATTCTCCATAGTCCATTTAATAATTTCTAAAATGACTATCCAACAAATCGAAAAAGTTGATTGTGATGAGTTTGGAATAGTTACTGTAACTGCGATTGTTGAAGATTCTATCTTGGCACACGATCAAACTCTTTATGATCCACCAGAGTTTGGACCTGGTTTATGTGAAGCATCATTTGAGTTAGATGAAGAAGAAATGCTCCCTGATAATGAGTATGAATTGATTCAATACCTTGACAGACTTGATTTGGATTGGATTTTAATAGATACTAGTGTCTACTAATCAAATCAATGAAAGACTTAACATTAGATGAGATGCGTGAGATTGCTGCTGAAAGAGAAGCAGCAAATGAAGCACTACTAAAACAGCAGCAAGAGGATGATGCAAGGGACACTTCTTCTAGTGTCCCTATAGACGCCCACAGACCCCTCTGATGCCCTATCATAGTCCTATGAGACATCAAGGCAATGACTACTCCAAATTGGCAACACAATTCAGGAAAGGATAA